AACAATGTTGTTGCCATTAACATCCAAATCCCCGCCAAGTTGTGGTGTTGTGTCCTCTACTACATTGTTGATTGAAACTGCTTGTGCTCTTGCATCAGTATAATATAAATTTGTACTACCTTCAGTTAGGTTGTCTGTGGTTTTTGTTGCTAATCTTGTGTCAAATCTACTATCTGTATAATATAAATTAGTTCCTTCAGTTAAATCACTTGTTGATTTTGAACTTAAATCTAAATTAGCACCTGTTTGTAAATTAACTCTGGCATCTGCTCTTGCATCTGTGTAGTAAAGATTTGTTCCTTCAGTTAAATCACTTGTTGATTTGGTTGCTAATCGTGTGTCAAAACGAGCATCAGTATAATATAAATTTGTACCCTCTGTTAAATCTGTTGTAGTTTTGCCTGAAAATGCTGTGTCAAATCTTGTGCTTGTATAGTATAAGTTTGTACTTCCTTCACTAACATCATCTGTAGTTTTGGTTGCTAATCTTGTGTCAAAATCTGTGTTTGCTCTTGCAGTTGTGTAGTAAAGGTTTGTGCTACCTTCTGCTAAATCATCTGTGGTGTTGTTGCTTAAATCATCTTCTGTAGGTGTTACCCAAGTTAAATTATTTGCACCATCAGTGGTTAATACCTGTCCATTTGTGCCATTAGTTCTTGGCCATTTTTGACTAAACAAATACAACTCGCCAGTACCGTTAGGTGTAATATTAATGTTACTGTTTGAACCTGTATATGTTGTAATTGAATCACCATCTAAAACTAAATTGTCAACTCTTATATATGTTGCATATGAAGTGCTGTCGGTAGCACCAATGGCAACGCTATCAATTGCACCACCGTCTATATTTTTGTTAGTAAGTGTTGCTGTGTTAGATGGTGTTAGATACCCAGCAGTTGAATGATCTCCCCAACTATAAGCAGTGTCCCAATTACCAACTTTTGCGTCAGTGATTGTATTAGTGCCCATGACAATATTGTTGCCATTTGCGTCTAGTGTTCCACCTAATTGCGGAGTTGTATCTTCAACAAGATTATTAATTGATACTGCTTGTGCTCGTGCATCTGTATAGTATAAATTTGTGCCTTCTGCTAGGTCAGTTGTTGACTTGCTACTTAAATCTAAATTAACACCTGTTTGTAAGTTAACTCTAGCATCTGCTCTTGCATCTGTGTAATATAAATTTGTGCCTTCTGTGATATTTGATGTTGATGGTGTTTGCCAACTTAGATTGCCATAACCATTTGTTGTTATAACTTGATTGGCTGTGCCATCAGATGGTGGAAACCAATAGCCTTCATCATATGGTGCTATAATGCCAAGTCTGCCCCCACTTTCTTTAAAATTAATATTAACAAAATCTGCTTGATAGAATTCTGGTGGACCACTTGTGCCAGGCAATGCAATTATATAACAACTAGAACCCCAGTTATCGCCACTAGTAGTGTTTGACAATGTGTCTGCTGTGTTAGTAGTAAATGTGCCAAGGACATTGTACAATACAATGTTGTTGCCATTAAAATATGCAAATTTACCTATAGCGCCACTGTTGGCCTGTGTAATAATATCACCTACATTAGTATTGATTCTGTGGCTTAAACTTGGGTCATCATACAACCTAAATATTCGTGTTGTGTTAGTGCCGCTTTCTAAACTAATCATTGAACCATTGTAATTTTTTATATCAGTACTTGCCCAATAGGCATTACCACTGCTGTCATATGAATCTGGGTATGTATACAATTGTAAACGATTTACATCATCTAAGTTGCCCCAAATAATTTGTCCATTTGAAGGATTTAATGTTAAACTGCCTGTTGGTGTTAAATCAGGATTAGTTGAAACAAAACTTAATTGGCCTGCTCCATCTGTAGTTAAAAATTGTCCATTTGTACCATCTGCTTGTGGCCATTTTATTCCATCAATAATTACTTCACCCGATGTGCTGTCTGGATTTAATTCTAAATTATCAGTTTTAAGTAGTATGTTTGCACCGCTGCCATTTGCCTGCAGGATGTTTAATTGAGCACCACTGTTTCTATTAACAATTGATCTTGTATTAGTATCATTTTTACCTAGCCAAATTTGAGGCGCATCTAAATAAATTTTATTACCACTAGCCCAAATATCATTATTAGAAATTAGATCAATGTCTGTAATACCTGTTGATATAATGTTTTGTCCATTAACATCCAAATCCCCGCCAAGTTGTGGTGTTGTGTCCTCTACTACATTATTAATTGAAACTGCCTGTGCCGCTGTTTGTGCTCTTGCATCTGTGTAGTATAAATTTGTTGCGCCTTCAGATAAATCATCTGTATCTTTAGTTGCTAGTCTTGTGTCAAAGTCTGCATTTGAAAAATTATCGTCATCTGCAATTGCCCAATTTGAACCGTTGTATTTTAAAATTTTGTCTGTGGCTACGCCTGTGGTGTCAACATCTGTTAAATCATTTAATGAAGCCGCTGAAGTAGATGCAGTTACATTGCCGTTTGCATCAAAAGCCAAATATTTGTTTGCTCTTGTGGTTTTGCTAGGAATTGTAAGGCTAACACTTATATCACCATTTGAATGAAAACTGTCGCTGTCTGTTGCATCAATTCTAATACTTTGCTCTCTTACACGCTTGTTGTCTCTTGACACAATGTTGATGTTGTCAAATTCTTGATTGAATGTTGTGGCACTAATAGCACCACCATTTGAAAAATCTGTTGTTCTAGTTGGTGTTCTATCACTAATAATAAGAATGCTACCACTTGCTGGTGCTGTTCTAAATGCAACTGTGCCTGTAGATGCTGTGCCGTCTATAGTGTCATTTATTTCATATGCAGTGCCGCCACCTGTAAAAGAAACTGTTGGGGAAGTAGTATATCCTGTGCCGCCAGCGGTAACTGTGATAGATGTAACAGCTCCTCCACTTATTGTTGCCGTTGCTGTAGCGCCACTACCACCGCCCCCTGACAATACCACTGTTGGTGCTACTGTATAATTGGTACCTGCTGTGCCTACTGTAATGCTTGTTACTGCGCCTGCTGACACAGTTGCTATTGCTGTGGCTTTTGTACCTTGTGTTTGTAGCGTGGTATCGTTGTAAACTTTAATGTCACTGGTATTTAATATCTCAAAATCAAACTGAAAATCAGTTGTTGAGTTGTTTGCTGTGTATTTTATACGCGGTGTTGTGTTTGATACTGCCATATTTAATGTAATCCTTGTAAGTATTTAGTTTAATAGTTTGTTCCACTCTAACTTGAATTGTCCGCCCATTCGTTCATCGATAGAATAACTGTCTCTGCGTTTTTGCTTACGGTAATATGCTTCAGGGTCTAGAATTTCTTCTATTGCATCAAGCATTTCATATTTGAAATATGACAACGGAAAACCTGTTGGAAATGCAATTGCGGCAATGTCTTTGATAACTTTGTTTGTCAAACTTAAATAACCTTGCGGATTATCAAATCCATCTTTGGCAACTGTGGCTGGCGCACCCAATATATCTGCTGTCAAATCAACCCAATAATCCAATGCAGGACCCATCAAGTTTCTAAATGCATCATCTCTAAATTCTTTTGATGTAAAAAAATCTTCATCAAACACATTTGCTAAATTGGTAATCATCATTTCTGCAAACGGATACACAGCCAATTGTCCAAGCACAGGTGTTCTTGTAAATGCTCGTTTGTATAATTCTGCATCATCAAATGCATATGGCATTCTTCCGCTGGCAATTTGTGTCAATTGTGTGTACACCACAGCACCTACATATGTATATGCCATCACAGTAGCCATTGATTTTAATACACCAATGTTGCCACCATCTTGTAATTCTTTACCATGCATTCTTCTACCAACAGCAAATGAAAATGATTTAAACTGTGTAACAGTTTTCAACAACGAACCAATAATACCAACTGCACTGCTGTCTGTAGTATAAAAAGCCAAACGCATTTTTTCAGTATCGCCCGGTCTAATTCTTGACAATCCATCAACATTACTGCCAAAAAACTTATGCCATTTGTCAAACAAACTTGCTCGTCTTAACACAGTTTTTCCAACTTCTCTTGTTTCTACTGTGCCGCCTGCAAGTTGAAACATGTCAAAAATTTTATTGCCGTGGACATCTTTAACAAACGCACCGTTGGCAAATGCTTGTAGAGTTTGATTGTAATCTTGTTCTGTAAAGCCATGTCTTTTTAATTCTTTTATCCAATTTTTGGTGTATTCACCTTGTTGTAATTCTGCCCATTTTTTACCACTGCTTAATGCTTCAGTAACATTTCTAGTCAACACATCATAACCTGCCGCCGCTTGTCCATCTGATAACCATGTTGATCCTGTCCAACGCATAAAATTATTTGCCCATCGCTCTGATGCTCTTTGAAAACCACCTTCTGTAAATGTACTGCTCATTGTGTTGTACAAACGCATCTGTGTAGCACCCATCATATGTTCAATGGCATAACCAGCTCGCTCTGCCGCTTCTCTGCCTGCTTTGTCTCTTTTCCAAGGTGCAAGTCCACGCAATGCTCTGTGACTTTTACCAAACCATTTTTTGTTTTCTCTGCTTAATCTGCCATATGCAAAAAATGGTTCTGTTGTAATTTGTTCAATAGGTATAAATCCCAAATGCAACACATTAATGTTTCTCATAAATGTAAATGCTCTTGCAAGTGCGGCTCTGTTGACTTGTGATGGTTCTCTAGTTGCTCTTAAATGTGCGGCAAACACTTTGTAAGGATTGCCACTTGCAAATTTTAATTCTGGATTGTTGTTTAACAATCTTTCTATTTCTCTCAAGTATGCTTCAGTATCAACACCAGTCATTCTGTTGAGTGCATTTTCTTCACTCAATCTTTGAAACTGATGAAACACTGCTTGTATAGGTTCTTCTGATGTATAATTTGATCTTATGGTGTATTCAGCATCTGCATCTTTAAACAATAGATAGTGTGATTGTCCTATGCCTCCGCCAAAATCAACATCTTTATAGTTAGTGGTTGCATCCCAAAGTTTGCCACTAATTTTGTCCAACTCCATTTCAATTTCTAACTGTGTTGCATTTTCAATATTAAAATCTTCTTTGCTTTGTTTAATATTAAGTGGATCAAGTTTGCCACGCATTTCGCCAATAAATTCATCTCTTGATAATTTTGCAAGTTGCAACGGATTAAATTGCACTCTGTCTGCAAAATGCATGTTTGTTAAATTACCACCCACTTCTAAATTTTCTGCTTGTATCCATTGAAATGCATCATGCATGTTTTTAACCAACACAGTTGCATAGTCTTGTTTTTGTGGATTGTAATTTTGTTGACGCACAAAGTTTTGTTTTTCTTCGTATATACGCAACATTGTGTTTTTGTCTTTTAATTTTTTTACCCATTTAGGATCATATGCTTTCATTTTTGCATTTACATTGTTCCAAAAATATTTGGCCATGTTTGCACTTTTTAAATCTTCTAGTCCAAGACCTTTTTGAAAGTTGTTGTTGGCAAGCAATCCCATCATTACATGAAATAATAAATCCTCTTGATTGCCTTTTTTACCTGCTGTGTCACGATATATTTTGGCTTCTTTGATTGCATTTTTAAAACCAGGTACTTTGTCTATGCCTGTGCTGTATGCTTCTTGTGCCTTAATAAAGTCATCACTTAAAAACCATTTGACTGTGTTTTCAATATCACTCACAGTTTCAACAGCTTTTACAATGCTAGGAAATTTTTTATTGAATTGTAGATCTTTGTATTTTTTTACAACATCACTGGCTTCACGCAACACATATGCAAACGCAGTCATGTCATCTGCATAACCTTTTTGTTGAATAGTATCTCGCCAAGCTGGTATGTCGCTGGCTGGTGTAGTTTTTAATATTTCTTCAATATAATTTTCTACTTGTGTTTTTGTAACCAAACCTGTTTTGTTGGTTTTGATAACAGCATCAAATTCTTCATAAAACTTTCTAATGTTTTGATCAAACACTCTTGCAACTTGAAAGTCGTCTGCATTCATTTCATCTAGTGTTGCACCACTAAAAATATTTTTACATTTCAATGCCATTACGCTAATCCTTTTAATAATTCATATATGTGACAAGTTAGGTACTCTTTGCCTTTGGTATCATTAATTATGTCTTTAAATATTTCGCCTTTGATTGCTCTGCCGTAGTGCATGTCAATCATTTTAATAACAGGTGTCATATCAATTCTACCTGCATCAACAAATTTACCTTTTTGTTGTTTTGTTAATTTGTAAACTCTGCCGCCTTCTAAAATGTATTTGGCAGTTTTTCTATCCGCTTTTCTTTTTGGCACATATTCCCATTTAGTATCAGGAAATGCTGTAATTAATTCTCTATTATCAATGTAATTAAATATTGCATCAATATCATTGTTTCTCATTCTTTTTGATAAATTTAATTTTACTTCATCGCGATATGTTGCAATTGTTTCATCTGTTAATTTAATTTTATTAGATGGTGATGCTTTTTCATTTTCTCTAATTTTTCTTTTAACAACTGCTTCTACTCTACTGTTAGGTGTCGCCACTGACTCTTGTTCTATTTTTTGAAACTGTGACACACTTATTTCACCTTCAATTAATTTTTTTCTTGCTCGTTCTAGGTTTGTGTTTGTGGCTTTTTGTAGTTTTGCAATTTGTTTTGTTAATATGTTGTTTTGTTCAACTGCTGTTACCACTTTAGGATCACTAGCATCTGTGTTGTTGTTGATAATTTTTTGATTTTCATCAATTAATTCTTGTGTTGCTTCTATTCTTTTTTCTAAATTTGATTTTGGTGCAACTTCTACTGTGTTTGCGTTGTTCATTTCAATTGCTTCTTTTATTTCATCTGTGGTTTTAAATTTAGGGTCATTTAGTATTTCAATACTTTTTAACGGTATTTCAGGTGTCTTTTTTAATTGAATTGCAAGTTGATCAAGCGGTATGCCTTTTTCTAATCCTTCTAATTTGTTTTTAATAATATCATCTTGTATTGCACGAACTGTGCTTGATACATCCCAATGTGGTGTATTCATTATTGCATTAAAATATGTAGTGCTTAACCATCTTTGTGCATTAACACCTTCGGGTAATGTTTCAGGTATTTTTAATGGTTCATATTTGCCTGTTTCAGGATTTAACTCTTGTATAAAACCTGCTTTGGTTTTGTCATATGTACCATCTGTTTTTTTAAAAAATAAATCTTCTGCTTCAACAATTTGATCAGTGTTAATTAATCTTAATCTTTTTCTTACTCCAGCAACATTGGTTGTTACTTCATAAACTTCAAATTGTTTAATACCTGATTTGTCTTTTCTTAGCACAATCTCTTGTTCTAAGTTTGCTTCATTTCTAATTGCAGTTTCTTGTGCTTTTGATCTTTTTGGTACTTTGCTTACAGTTCTACCATCTTCAATTACTTCAACAGGATCGAGATCTTTTAGTTTTAAATTTTTTTTGGCATCTAAATTTTTAATTGTAAATGTTTCACCAACTGGTAATAATTCACGCAACACCCTTAGATCAAATGCTGTTAATTTTTTTATTTCAAAAACAATTTCACCATCAGGTGTAAGTTTTGCAACTATTCTACCATTTTGATATTTAGCAGGTAATCTGTTTCCAAATCTATCAAATACAATTTGTTTTTTAGATCGTTGATACAATTCTTGTTTAGTCAACGGCATTGGTGGATTTTCAGTTAGTTTTTGATTGTTGTACTCTGCAAGATTAATAGTTAATCTTTTGCCTTTGGTGCTTGTAGGTTGTATTTCAACTCCTGGAATTGGTTCTCTAGCAGGATATACGCTTGTTTTTTTTTCATTTTCTCTCATGCGTTTTGAACTAGGATTTAAATCTGCTTCATCACTGTTTTTAATATTTGGATTTGGATCGTTATCTAATACTTGATGCACTTTGTTTTGATGTTTTCTTTTGGCAACCCAATGTCCAAAACCTTCACCAACCATGCCAATACCACCACCTAATAGTGTAGCTAAGGCAATAGTTGCAACACCTTCTTTAAAACTTAGTTGTTCTTGCCCTCGCTCATCATATGCAGGTACACTTAATCCAACTTCTGCGGCACCAAATGCACCACCTGTAACAGCGCCAAATTTAAAACCTTTCCATAGTTTTGTTGCAAGGTTGGCTCCTTTTGCGGCAGCACCTGCAAACGGTATAAGGTTAGTTTCATCTACCAACAACATTGTGCCCCATTTGACTGTGGTACCAAGTAATTGTTGTCCGCCATTTGCTCTTGCATACATTTCTTCATAGCCGCGTTCTATGTCGTAGTTACGAGTCATTTCATATGCTTTAGAAACATCCATATCATTTGACCATTCAAGTCCAGGTCTATACAACGGATGACTAGCATTCCAATCTTCTTCTGCTATTTTTTCTTGATTACCCCACAATCCAAAATTACTGCCAGCACTTTTTGCTAAACCTACAAATGTTTCTTTTCTACCAAAGTCCCAAGCATTGCCTAAAAATTTACTAGTGTCTGGTCTAGTTTGTGGTTTGTTAAGTGGATTGTCTTGTTTCCAAATTGTGTTGTATCTTCTAGCCATTATTTTCTTCCCACTGTTTTAGAATTATGTACAACGATAGACTTGGTGATAATCTTGCACCAGTGCCAACACCTGCAAAACCACCTTGCGATCTAATATCATTCCATTCTTGTTTGACATAATTACGAGCATCTTCGTTGTCCAACAAATCGTAATCTTCAAACTGTGATAGATATTCAAGTTCCCAATCAGTCCATGTTGCTTTTTCTTGTGCATTTTTTAGCATTATACCATTCACTGTAGCTTCTTTGTCTGGGTCGTACACAGTTACACTGTCAACACCTGCTGATGCATAACTGTTTTCTAAAGCAAGGGAGGCATACCATTCAGCTGTAATTTTGTTTTTGTTATCAGCTGAATTTGTTTTGTTTTTTTCTTTGTAGGCTTGCATTTCACTTTTTTGAACTATGCCATCATTGTTAGTGTCTATTTTTTCTTTAAGTGATGTGCCGTCTAATACAAATGTATTTTCTTGTGATCTTATGTCTTTAACACTGTCTTTTAAAATCATGTCGTTGTTGAAACTTTGTGTCCAACCTGTAATTGTTTTGTCAAAACCATATGCAAATGTATTACTAGGTTTTAATTTGTTTTGTTTATTTGGATCAAGTTCAACAATAATTGGGTATGTTATGTATTTTCCGTTTTCAGTTAATGGGCCAGCTTGTGTCATAGCACCACCGTTTGCACCTAAATCAGCATCTGTAACACTATTAACAAAATAATATTGTGTACCTTGTCTTTCAGCTGTAACACTTTGTAAAAATGCACTTTCGTTTTCACTTAATGTCATGTTTGTGTTTGGCACATAGTTGTTAAGGATAGGATTTGACATAACAAAATTAATTTGATCTAGACCATTTAACATTGCTTGTTCATCAATAATTGGTGAATTTGGCATAATAATTATTTGCCCATTGTCCAATGCTTGTGGATTAAATCCTTGATTGTACATGTTGTCTGTCATTTTTTTTGCTTCTTGAAAGGACACACCGTTTGCAATGTAGTAGTTAATCATTTTGTCGTAAAAGCCTAACACTTTGGCATATTCAACATGACCTTTTGATATGTGTGCAGACACAAAATCACTGTCCATTGCAAGTTTATCTACAACTTTTTCATTTTCGCCTAAGCCAGTTTTTCCAGTAGGCAAACCTTCAACAGTTGATTTAATTTCATCTTGAGTAATTATTGCTTCAAGCAATGCATTTTGTTGCTCACCTCTTGGTAGTTCTAATGCAATTTCCATTTCTAAACTTAAATCAAGTTCTGTTAATATTGATACATTGTTGTCTATTTCTAATTGTTTTAATAATTCTAATGCACCTATTCTGTTGTTAATGTCATTGCTTTTTAAATTTGTTTTAAACCAATCAATTTCATCATCATCAACAAGAGGTATAAGTTTTATATTTTCAACACCAATTTTGTCTGCTGTATCTTGTTGTCTTATTTTTAAATCATCAATTGATTGCGGGCCTTCTGTTAATGAAATTGAATCTGCTCCTGATTTTTTATGAGGATTTTTGTCATTAACAATTTTTTCTAATGTTTCAATTTGATCAGTTATTAAATTTTTAGCCTTGTTCATTGCACTAATTTTAATTTGTGTTTCTGGTGAATTATCTTCTGCCATCAACTCTAAATCTAAATCAATTAATCCAACTTTAGTTTCAAGATCATTGTGATCCATTTTTTTGATATTTTTTGTATAACTTTCAACTAATGTTGCTTCTGTATATACATCTGTAAGCTGTTGTACTTCATCATCTGACAAAAAAAATTGTTGTTGTGCTTTTTCTAAAGTTGAAAATGGCACAGCAGTTTTAATATCTATACCGTCTTCTAACGCTTCAGTTATTCTATTTTCAAAACTATTAATAAAAGTTTCTCTTTCTCTTGTGAATTTTTTAACCATGTCTTTGTGCATGATGTTTAGATCACTTACTAATCCTGCAATTTTACTGTCATCAACAGTGCTTGGTATTTCAAATTGTGGTAATGCTTGTTTTATTTCATCGCCATATGTTTTTTTTGCTTCATCAATATATGATTGAATTGTTTTTGGTTTTACTAGGTTATTGATAAAATTTTCTCTATCTTGCATAGGTGTATTTTCATATGCTTTGGTAATTTCTGCTTGTAATATTTCGTCAAAAATTGTTTGGGTGTATTGTCCTAATGTAGCAACATCAATTATTTTTTGTTCATTATATAATGAATTTAAAATGCTAAATTGTTCTGCAACTAAAGTTTCACTTTGACCAAATAACGGATCGTTGGGTTTTGCTAAAATACTTTGTTCAACTTTTGATCCTAAATTTGTAATTCTGTCTGTAGCAATTTTAACATCTTCTGCAATCTGTCTATTAAAAATGTTTGAACCAATTGAATTGTTTATTCTGTTTGACGCATTATCATAATCAATAACAATTAATTGTTGTAAATTACTAGGAGTTTTACCTAATATTTCATTTCTTAATTTTTTACTTTCTTTGTTAAACTTCTCTATATCATATTTGTTTTGATCATATAATTGTGTAAGTCTTGTTTCATAATCGTCTTTAGTTTTTGCTACAAAGGCTGTTCTTGCACCTTTTTTATATGCATCACCTCTAATAGTACCAAATTTTGCTTCAGCTTGTTGTATTGTTGAAGCTCCTGATTGTAAATCTTGAAAGCCTTGTGTTTCACCTTGTTCTGCCGCTTTTTTATCTAAATGATTTTGTGCAAGATCATTAATACCTTTAAGTATTGATCTTGTACCATCTTGCAATTGTGGTGCATTAAATGTTGAACTAATTTGTTTTTGTGATTGATATGTTGGTATATTTTTTAATGCCATGGTTATCCTCTCATTGCAAACCTAGTGCCAAAATCTAATAAACTGCCAAATGCTTGTTGTTTGCCATATGCTCTTTGGTTTCTAGCTTTTATCATGTTGCTATAAATTCTGCCTTGTGTTTCAAATGCATCTGCATAATCTTCATAAGCAAATTCAGATGCTGTATCACCCATAACATCAACAGGCGTGCCTTGTAGTGGATCAACACCACTTGCACCGTACAACGCTAGTTGTGTTCCAATTGCTCTACGCATTTTTTTCTTTCTTTCGCTTTGTCGTAACGCGGCGGCTTGTTCCATATTAGTAATTTCATATTCTGTTAATGATGCTTGTGCATTTGCTAGTGCCATTTGTTGTGATGCCAATGCCGCTGTACTGCCTGCCGCTATAAATGGTGATATTGCACTAATAACACCAAACACTGGTTGCATTGCTGAATAGATACTGCCTAAAGTTCCTAGTAGTCCTGCACTTGATGCCGTTGTTGCCGCTAACGCTCCAGCTTGTCCTGCCGCTAGTGCGGCACCGCCTGCGGCTGCTCCTGTGGCTGCGGCTGCTCCTGTGCCAAACAATGATGATAATGCTAAAAATGCCATGTAATAATCCTAACTTTTTATATTTATTATCCGCTTCCTGTTGTGTCTAAAGGCACTTTGTATTCAATTGTTGCGCCAAGTATTGTTGCTTTTAATGGATCATTAACATTTGCAGTTATAGTTAAATCAGGCCCCATGCCTGTTAAGTAAACTATTTTTGTGCCTGTATAAGTTGTTGGTGTAGAATTAATTGTTGTTGAATTAAATGTATCAAACGCAACATCAAATCCATCAAATGTTAATGATTGTGTATTATTTAAAATAATATCTGCTCGTTTTTTTGTAATCTGTTCACCACGCTGTGAGTATGTTTGCCCAACTATTACTGTTGCAGGCAATGTTTCAATGTTTGATGCATAGTGCAATCCAGCCGCAACATTTGTATAGGTGCTGTTTAATACAGCATAACCATTTGATGCAAGTGTTACATTTGCATGGACACTTTGATCTGCAACAACTCTTACTGTGGTATTAGGTAAATGATCAAGTGTTATTGAACTTTGTGAGCTTGAAGTGTCTGCCAAATATGAATCAACATAAAATTCATTGTTGCTCATTTTTTCTAGATAAACTTTGTCTGTGCCGTCAATTGTTCTTTTAACCAACACATACAAACTATCATCAACTTCAAGGCATCTTAAAAAACTGCCGTTTGTTTGTATTCTGCTCCAACCTAGTACATCTTTTTCAACATTGATTGACATACATGCCATTTCGCCATCACCATTAACCACAAACACATAGCTTGAATTTGTGTCTGCAAATGATCTGATATGTGCAAGGTCGATTGGATTATTAAGTATATGATGACTTATAAGTGTGTAGTTCTTTGCTTGATAACCATCAGTGTTGTAGTTGTATGCAAACGCTCTTAATTCTGTGTTGTTAGAAAGAAACATTGCTTCTGTATCAACAATCAATGGCTTATGTCCGTTGTCAATAATGCCGTAATTGGTTTGTCTTGTAATATTAACACTGGTTGGTGTTACAGGTTGCCCTTCCATTAACCACTCACCACCACTGGCAAAAATGTACAATGCTTGTTGTGATATTAGATGTTGTATAATGTTAACTTCATCTGCTGCCATGGTAAAATTAAAACCAGCATCGTCTGTGACAATACCTTGAATGTGTTCTTCTGTTTCAATTGTTGAGTTACCATTTGTAGTTGTTGTGGTTTTTTCAATTTCAACTGATTTAGTTGTTGGTTTAAAATTAAATACTGATGCACTTTGACTGCCAAAAATAGTTTGCGGTTTGTCTCTGCTACCGCCAAATATTAATCTGTTTTGATGAAATGTTGCACTTCTAGGCCAACCGCCTCCATATGTAGATGATAAGTTTGAAAATGCATCTATATCCCAACTATCTGCTTCTACATAATCATCATTGACCAATTCTTCATCAACTGTGCAAAATGCTTGTGTAGATGATGCCACATTGTGTATTTTTGCAAGTCCACCATTAATAAAAATATGCATGTTAATATGTCCATCAGGCCAATTTGCATTTGTCCATTGATATGTTCCGCCATCTAAATCCAATTGGACATTAGCACCATAGCTAATATTTGGTTCACCGTTTGCATGATTGGCTACAGCAGTTACAGTAATACCACTGTCAAAACTAAAATTAGTTAGAGGCACATAATCAAAATCCAAATAACTTGAAGTCCAATCACTGTGTGTAGCGCCTCGCACAATTTTTACAGGTTGAAAATCTTTGTGTACTATTATTAGAGTGTCTAGTGTTTGTGTGTATCTAAATTCATTGATGTTTGAAGTTGTAATTGGTAACACATCACCGCTTACACTATCTTCAACTGTAGCTTGATACAAATCACTTTTGTATACATGCATTTTTGCATTTGTGCCGCCGTTAGCTGGCTCAAATACCAAAACATATTCTTGTTCATTACTAAAATTAAAAGGTATTAATCTTGATTGTTCGTGAAAACCATTATCAGCACCTGCTGTTTGCGGATGATCATCAATAAATTCAAAGCCTGGTCTGCGTTTTATTCCACCTTGTGGTAGTATTAACCAGTTTTCACAAGTTCTTAAACCACTTTTGTAGATGTTTGTGTCTGCCCTTGCTTCCATGTAAGGGCCAACTTCACCTTTGGTAAAAAGAAATTGTGTTTGTTTTAATGTCATTAGTAAGTAACTTTGAATTGCCCTTGATGTGCATCAATTAAACTGCCTCTTCCAATTATCTTTTGAGGTGGATTTTCTTGACCATCAGCAATTCTTGCCTTTCGTAACTTTTCGTTAAACTCTTGAAACAATCTTTCTTGTACAGAGCCTATGCCAGTTATTGCTTCAGCCATTTCAAATGCCAATTTAGCTACCAAACATTCTGTAAAAAATGCTGGGAAACTATCTTCAGTTTGCAATTCAATGTACTGTAATCGTGCGCCACTAAATGTTGTGTAAATTTTGTTGTTTTCTACACTGTAATCTGTGTAGTAGTTACCATCTTTATCAAACACGCCAATAACTCTTATAATGTTTGCAGGCATTGAATAGACTGCTGTGTAATTAGGATCAGTAATTGTTTGACTAAGTTCTGCTAGTATAGTTTTTTGTGTAGCAAAATTCCATTGTGCATAGTTGAATAATGTTTCTTTGACTGTGTCATACATGTTTGACACAACTTGAGCCTCTCTTGTGTTGGCTGTAAAATCTGTAATGGGAGCGCCACCTAAACGAATAAGTGCCATTG